AATTGTTGCTAACGCATCTGTATTGTATGCCAAAGCATTGAAGTTAACGTCAGTTAAGAAAGTTCCATAAAGAATCCACTTCTCTACAACAACACCTGTTGGGTCTAACATCTCAAGGTCAATATCTTTTTTGTACCCTGCAGCGTATCCCATACGACCTGTTACTGATTCTGCATGTAAACGTACCCACTCCATAAGAGCTTGTGACGCAGAAGGACCAATTGGGTCTCTAAATACAACGTTAATTGTTTGCCAGTTGAATCTACCAGCAACATAAGTTGAGGTGTTTAAAAACGGAATTTCCGTTGCTGCGATTGTGATATGTGGTCTAGATGCAGATTCCACAAACCACTCATTAATTCCTAAACTTGATGGGAACCTTAAAATGAATCGGTTTTGACGTTTCGGTTCATAAGGTATCGGCATTTTCATCAGTAAATCAGCCATATTATTTAAATTTTGTTTCTATGTTTATAACGATAAATATATCCCGTTTCAAAAATTTTTCTATTTACTTAAATTTTTAAAAATGATATTCTTTAACTAGACTTCTTTTTTAACGCCTCCAGCTGTAGAATATGTTCTTACTATATTATCTGGTTTATTTTTAAAATGTTTTTTCATTACTTCTATATTATTTGGGTCATCGTCTGAAAAGCCTATAGATGGTTCTTTAGGAATAAAGTTATTATTAACATCATTCTTTAAATAAGCTCTTTTATTTAACACTGCAGCCATTCCTTTAATATAACTTACAAAATCTTCCATTGCACGAACCTTCGCCTCTTCAGGATTTTGAGCCCCTGCATCATCTCCAAAAGAAACGGGGTGGTATTTGTTAAGTTCTAAATATGACTTAATTAATTCATCGTCACTCATTTCATCCTCTCCAGCAAACGACCTGTATTTTTTAAGATTCTTAAGAAGTTTTTCCTTACTTATCCCATTATAATCATTTATAATGTAGTTATAAACCGCTTGTTTTAAAGTATTTGGATTGTGACCTCTCGCAGTAATAATTGAAAAGATTGAACCATTATTAATGGCTTCTCTAAAATCATCAAATGCTGGTCCTTCTTTGGCTCTCATTGCATCAATTAAAAAATCTTTGTCTCCTGCCGTTCTGAAATTTCTAAATGGGTCTTCAGCAAACCCAACAATTGTTTCACCTTTATATTCAAAAGGTTTTTTACCTAAATGATGTCTATGTTCTGCAAAATCATCAGTTGACATACCTATTTCATCACCGTCTTCTGTTTTAACAATTATTTTCGTAGGCATGTGTACAATATTATCATCCCAATCAAATGCATAATATTTCATGTCTGGCGAACCTTCACCTTTAAACCCCTCTGTTAATCTATTTCTCATTTTGGCTAAAAGGGGGATTTGACTCCCCCCATAATTTTATTAAATATTTTCAAACGAAGCCCCTGTTGGAGTAATGAAGAATTCAATATCAATGAATTCTAACGCCTTCGTAGGTTTTAAGTAGATTTTACCTGTTAAAGTGTTTCTATCTAAGTCTTCAGGTGTTGAAGAAACTGTTACACGGAAATCGTATAAACCTCTGTCTCTTCTAATTGAGTCTAAGATTGGGTTAACACTATCTAAGAATTGTTGTCTAACGATTTGGTCATTTTGTTCAAACAATAATCTTACCGCTACGGCCGAAATCAACTTACGAGCTTGTAATAACAATCTTCTTACGTTCAATCTGTTCAACGCTGAATCAGCAACTTGTAATGTTTTGTTACCCCAAATTACGGTACCAACATCAGAGAACGTTGCGATTGGGTTGATTCTACCTTGATAAAGAGTATCTCTATCTTCTTGAGTCAACTTAACTCTTGCTTTGATTGAATTCACAAGACCTCTTGTGTAACCCGCTGATGCGAACCAAGGGAATGCAATGTTATCAGTCAATGCTAAGTTTCTACAAACTTCACCTGTTGGAGGTAAATAGATTTGTGTATTATTAACGGTATCTCTCACCAAAATCCATGGGTAATAAGTTGCCGTGTAGTTTGAATCAATTCCTGTGTTATTCAAATTATCAACCGCCTCTTGTGGGTAAATAATATCTAAAGAGTTAGTTCCATCTGGAGTATACATTAGATAGTCAGGTGTTGTTGCAATATAAACAGAGTCAGCTCTTGCGTATTGAACCATTTGAATTGCTTCCTCAACAAGATTTGAGTTATTAACATAATCAATACTTGAAGTTGCAAATATGTTAATGTTTGTAGCCTCAGGATTAGCAAATGTTAATATACCAAGTAAGTAAGCGTAGTAGTCAGTGTTTGCAAAATCTTGAGTATTGTTTTGTATAATAATTCTCTTGAATAAACCATCACCAGTTGCTGTTGGGTATCTTGTAGAAGACGAAGCTCCCGCTAAATAACCTGTTGCTCCTAATTGGAATCTATCTTGGTTAGTTCTATATTCTCTATAAACATCCCATCCATCAAATCCACCCGCAAAACATATTGTATATTTTCTTGAGTAAATAAAGTAGTAAGGATTTTCTTGAGTTTCAGGGTCGAATCTAAAATCAGCAACTCCACATTCAAAAGCTGTTTCACCACTTGTTTGGAATGAGTTAGCAATTGTAACTACAGTAGCACCTGAGTCCATATGGAATCCTTTACTTAAGTAGTTCCAAGGTTCACCTGCTACAGGTAATGCTGAACTAACCCAGTTAGGAGGATTTTGTTTACCTTTATATTGTAAGAATGCATCGTCAATACCAAATTGAGATGAGAAACCTAAATAAGCTCTTCTGACAATATCACCTGCAGATTCAGTTGCGTTTGTTGTTGAACCAAATGGAGGGTTATATATAACCTCACCTGGGTAATAGTACTTAGTTTTAAATTTAGGTACTGGTGAAATGTTAGCCGTTGATTCATATTCTCTTTGAGTATAACCGTAGAATCCACAAGGGATTGCATCTATCGGAGCTTCATCAGCTAATTCAATCATTACATATCTTGAAATCAACGCAAATTCACCGTTAGATGAACCAATTTTCTTAGCAACGAAGTTGTTAGAAGCTGGGTCCATATTACAGTTTGTGAACTTTTCAATTACAACAGGATTTGCATCTGTATCAAAGAAGTTTCTAACTAAAACGTCAAAAGTCATGTTATTGAATGATAAATTTGCAATTGAAACTTTAACTTCTGTGTTAGCGGCGTCACCGTCAGAGATTGAAATGAACTTAAATAATCTGTATACTTTATTACCTCTTAACTCAGATACTAAGAACGGAGTTTCAGGTGATTGATATTTTTCTACCTTATAAGCAATTGATTGTGTATTCTCACTTCTAGCATCTTTTAAAGCAACTAACTCAGGATTGATACCTTTAATATAACCTTGATTATACGCATAATTTAAAGAACCAGGATAAATTTCTTCTACAAACAATGGAGTTTCAAATCTTGATTTTCCAAAGTTGTCAGTTCCTAATACTTTAGTTATGAATTTAGGAGATGCCGCAGATAATGAAGTCTCAAATGAAAAAGTATTAGAATCTTTAGTAATACCTGAAAGTAAAAATCCTTGATATGGTGAGTTTGTAATACCTGAGTATTGACCTGTTGCAACTAAATTAACATCTGTTAAACCAGTTACTTCGTAAACAGGACCATGTTCGTTAAGGTCAGCGTTGTTTGAGTATAATGAAATACCTCTTGAACGTAAAGTCGCAACAACCATGTTGTTATATTCCGAGTATGCAGTTCCTGTGAAACTAAATACCTCACCTGTAATTTGACCCGTAAAAGTACCATCATTATTATTAGTTAATGATAATACATCATAATAAAATGAATACCCTGTGTAATTGTTATTAACATTAGCATCATTACTAAATGTTGCATAATACCAAGGGTCGTTTAAATCGGAACTCAAATCATTAGTATCAAGATTATTTGTACTAGAACCAAATACGTTTAATTGATTTGAATACTGACTAACTAAACTCCAATAATCTGCTGAAGGTATTGAACCGTAAAAAGCAACTGTTGTTGCAGATAGTGATGGATTATCAATAATATTACTTAAATTACTATTGAAATCATCTTGATATGTTGAAGTACTACCGTCAGATAATCTATATTGTACATTTAAATTGTTTTGAATATCCGCAGGTAATGCAGATACAAACGATACAGTACTTTCTGAAGAATATCCTGTAAATGTTGAAGTAAATACTGTTCCTCCTGTAGGAGCAATAATACCAATAGTTAATGGGTCAACATTGGCAGTAACTCTAATACTCCAAGAGGGTCCCGCGTCGTATCCCGACAACCCTAATACTCTTGTAACAAACAATTGGTTAGATTGTTGTAAGTATGACTTGGCTATGTATGCCGCTTCATATTTTGGGATTTGTGTGTTTACAAATTTTACTGGTTCCGTTCCTCCAAAAAAGGCTTGGAACTCATCGTAGTTAGTTATAAAAACAGGTTCGAACGCAGGGCCCTTTATTGTTTCCCCTACTAAACCCAAGGTAGTAACACCTACACTCTGTGCCACGAACGATAAGTCCGTCTCTGAAGTGTATACGCCAGGTGATACAAATACTTTTTGATTTGCTTGTGCTGTTGCCATTATTTAATTAATTCTATTGCAGATTTATTTTAATGATAAATATTAGATACTAACACAAAAAACTTGACTTTTAGATATGTATTTGTAAACGGTATGAATTAATTCT